TGTGGGGCAACAAGCGCGCCGAGATGTGGGGCGCCATGCGCGAGTGGCTCAAAACGGCGTCCGTCCCCAACGAACGGATGCTGAAGTCGGACCTCATCGGGCCTATGACCAAGCCCGACAGCAAGGGTGCGCTGTTCCTCGAAAGCAAGAAGGATATGAAGGCGCGCGGGCTGGCCTCACCCGACGCCGCCGACGCCATCGCGGTAACGTTCGCGTTCCCGGTCGGCCACCGCGAGGCACGCGAAGGGCGCGTTGACACTGGCCGCGCAAAAGGGTACGCTTCCGCCGGAACATCTACTAGCTGGCTGGGGTCATAACATGTCTAACACAAAGCCGATTGGCGTAGCGTACTCGGATCAAGACATCATCGGAGCGGATTTTCTGCTCAGTGATAACCAGCTCGGCTACACCGCTGCTGCGCAGGGCACCGTGACCCAAGCGACCGACAAGTCCACTGCCGTCACGCTGAACGCATCGGCTGGCCGCATTACTATGAACAACGCATCGCTGGCAACCGCCACGAACGCCACGTTCACGCTGAACAACAACCTCATCAGCGCAAACGACACCGTCATCCTGACGATTTCCGGCGGGCAGGCTACGGCGGGTTCATACAACGTGTTTGCTAACGCGCTGGCCGCAGGCAGTGTCAGCATTACGCTGCGCAACATCTCGGGCGGTACGCTGTCGGAAGCCGTGGTTATCAACTTTGCGCTGATCCACTGCGTGTAAGCGCCATGCCGCTCAAGAAATCGGTCAGCAAGCCGGCGTTTCGGGCTAACGTCAAGGCGGAAATTGCTGCTGGAAAGCCCCAGAAGCAGGCTGTAGCGATTGCGTACGCGGTCAAGCGTGAGGCAGCCAAAAAGGGTAAGAAGTAACCGCATGGCAAACACCACCGGCATTGTGAAGGCAGGCGAAGTTGCCAATGTCGGTGGAAACGCCCCGTCCGATAAGGACAAGGGCGACACGCTGGCGGTCATGCGCAGCCGCCTCAAGATGGCGATGGCCGCGTACTCGGACAGCCGCGAGGACGAACTGGACGACCTCCGGTTTATGGCTGGCTCGCCCGACAACCAGTGGCAGTGGCCCGCCGACGTGCTGGCGACGCGCGGGTCGGTGCAAGGCCAGACAATCAACGCACGGCCCTGCCTGACGATCAACAAGCTGCCGCAGCACGTCCGACAGGTGACGAACGAGCAGCGCCAGAACCGGCCCAGCGGCAAAGTCATCCCGGTGGATGACCAAGCCGACGTCAAGGTCGCGGCAATCCTCGACGGCGTGGTCAAGCACATTGAGTACATCTCGGACGCGGACGTCGCCTACGACACGGCCTGCGACAACCAAGTGACGTACGGCGAAGGCTACATCCGCATCCTGACCGAGTATTGCAGCGAAGATAGCTTCGACCAAGACCTCAAGATTGGCCGTGTCCGCAACGCCTTCAGCGTCTACATGGACCCGACAATCCAAGACCCTTGCGGCGCGGACGCCGAGTGGTGCTTCATCACGCAGGATATGACGAAGGAAGAATACGAGCGGTGCTTTCCTGATGCGTCGCCCATCTCCAGCCTCATGTCGCAGGGGGTTGGCAATGAGTCGATCTCGGCGTGGCTCAACCAAGACACCGTCCGCATTGCAGAGTATTTCTACTACAAGCACGAACGCGCCGTGCTACACCTCTACCCCGACAACCAGACCGCGTTTTCCAAGACGCCCCGCGACAAGCAGCTTATGGCGTTGTTTGGCGCCCCCATCCGCACCCGCGACGTTGACCGCAAGAAGGTCATGTGGATGAAGACCAACGGCTTTGACGTTCTGGAAGAGCGTGAATGGGCCGGCAAGTGGATTCCCGTTATCCGCGTGATCGGCAACGAGTGGGAAGTCGAGGGTCAAGTCTACATCTCGGGCCTTGTGCGCAATGCCAAAGACGCGCAGCGCATGTACAACTACTGGGTCAGCCAGGAAGCTGAGATGCTCGCGCTGGCGCCCAAGGCGCCGTTCATTGGCTACGGCGGCCAGTTCGAGGGCTACGAGCAGCAGTGGAAAACCGCCAACACGACCAACTGGCCGTATCTGGAGGTCAATCCCGACGCCACGGACGGTCTGGGCGGCTCGCTGCCGCTGCCGCAGCGCGCACAGCCGCCTATGGCGTCCAGCGGGCTGCTACAAGCCAAGGCAGGCGCTGGCGAGGACATCAAGGCCACCACGGGCCAGTACGACGCCTCGTTGGGCATGTCGGGCAACGAACGGTCTGGCAAAGCCATCATGGCCCGCGAGAAGCAAGGCGACGTCGGGACGTACCACTACGTCGATAACCTCGCCCGCGCGATCCGGCATGTCACGCGCCAACTTGTGGACATGATCCCCAAGATTTACGACACGCAGCGCATCGCGCGCATCATCGGCGTGGACGGCACGGTCGAAATGGTCAAGATTAACCCCGACCAGCAGCAGCCGGTCAACGAGATTCGCGACCAGAATGGCGCGTTGATCGACACGATCTACAACCCGACCATCGGCACGTACGACGTCATGGTCACGACCGGCCCAGGCTACATGACCAAGCGTCAGGAAGCCCTCGACGCCATGAGCCAAATCCTGCAAACCAACCCGCAACTGTGGTCGGTGGCGGGCGATCTGTTTATCAAGAACATGGATTGGCCGGGTGCGCAGGAGATGGCCGAGCGGTTCAAGAAGATTCTGGACCCCAAGGTGGTCGCAGACGGCGATCAAAGCCCCGAGATGATGGCTGCCAAGCAGCAGATCGACGTCCTCACGCAGGAACTCAACCGCACTGTGGATGCAATCGAGCAAATCCAGCAGTCCGCAGAAGTCCAGAAGGTCCAAGTCGATCAGTTCGAGGCCCAGATCAAGGCTTACGACGCCGAAACCAAGCGCATTGTGGCCGTCCAGAACAGCATGACGCCCGAGCAGATTCAGGATATTGTGCTGGGCACCCTGCACGCCGCTATGGACGCGGGCGATCTGGTTGCACCGACCATGCAGCAGCCCGACATGGGTAGCTTTGGCGGGGAGGAAC